GCGCCCTCATCGACTACGGCGAGGACCCGGAGGAAACACCGGAGATCGCCGGATCCCTGAAGGCCTACCGCCGGTTTCTCAAGGACTGGAAGCCGGAATGGAAACTGATTGAATGTCCCATAGCGGACCGGAATATGAAAATGGCCGGAACGATGGATCGCTTTGGCATCATCCATAATGCCCCCGCCATTCTGGACATTAAAACCGGCCAGCTCCATGACGCCGCCCTCTCCGCCCAACTCACCGCCTACAAGATGATTTTCTCGTGGGACCCGCGCTGCGGTTACGGGAAAATTCAATCGCTCTATGCCTTGAAGCTCTCTAAAGATGGCACTTATGAGCTTCGCCATGTAGAACCAAATTCAAATTTGGTAAACGCCTGCCGAACCCTCCACAAAGCCACAGAAAGGAAGAAACGCACATGAATGAACTCGCCCTGTACCAATACAACGCCGCCGCCTTAACGGTGGCCCCCGTCCCCCGCTCCGGGAATTACACCATCTGCGCCCCAGACGGAGCACCCGCCACCCTGAAGCGCGGCATCGACTTCGGAATGATCCGCAAGAAGAACGGCGACGCCATGACGAAAAACCCCACCCTCTTCAAATCCGGTGCGGAGAAGGTGGCCGTGGCTTATGGCCTCTGCCAGCGCTACACGCTGGAAAGCAAGCTGGAGGACATCGAGCACGGATTTTTCTATTTCCTCGTCCGCTGCGACCTCATCAAGATCTACGACGGCAAGGAATACGTCATCACCTCCGCCTACGGCTCCGGCAACACCCGGGAGGGTCGCACTGGCTCCCAGTCCCCCTATGACGGTGCCAACAGCGCGGTCAAGATGGCCCAGAAACGTGCCCTGGTCTCCGCCGCCCTGTCCCTCGGCTGCGTCTCTGATATGTTCACGCAGGACATTGAGAGCGACACCGAGGACGGCAGCGCCTACATGACCAACAAGGACCCCAACGCCCCCATTACCGCCGCACAGGTCAAATTCTTCTATTCTGCCTGTTCCCGCCACGGCCTGACGAAGCAGGAGGCGAAAACCCTCTTGAAGGCCCACGGCTATGACAGCGCCAGCAAGGTACTCAGCAAGGACTTTGACGCCCTTTTGGATGCGCTGGAACCGAAGGAGGATGCCTGATGTTCATTAACGGATTGCCCACCTACAGCAAGGAGGGCAAGAAGCTGCAAACCGGCCTGATCGTGGGCCGCGCCGCCAAGGATGGCCAGATCTACGCCACCCAGAGTGGAAAGGAGGTCGGCTCCGTCTCCGTACCGGCCTACGATAAGCAGGACGGCACAACCGCATGGCTCACCGTCAAGGGCTGGGGCCATTGGGCACGGCTCCTTGCTAATGTCCGCAAAGGCGATTCCGTATTCGCCGTGGGCCGCGTGGAGAGCCACGACTATGAGGGCAAGACCTATAACGACCTGGTGGCGGATTACGTCTGTGTCTCTGCAAGCACCGCTGGGCAGGCCCCCGCCCAGAGTGCCTATGCCGCCCCCGCCTCCACTGATAATTTCACCGAAATTGAGGATGACGGGGAGCTTCCTTTTTAACAGCTTTGCCGTGTGTGTCTAAAGAGTGATGACGGGCGGATGCAAGCAAGCCGCAGCACGATCACCGACGCACACAGCAGCCGCCGAGAAAAGAAGAACCTCCCCCCACACCCCCCTAAGAAGAAAAGATTATATATTATCTCTCTTAGCTGCTGCAGCAGCTAAAAGAAGCTATTAAGAAGCTATAAGAGACTTCTACGGAAGCCTTACAGGAGAAGAACATGGAGAAACGGGATACCCGGCGCTTGTTCAGCCTGATCGAAACGATCTACCCCAACGCGAAGCAGCAGTCCCGCACCGCCGCAGACTTGGAGGCATGGACACTGGTTTTGGCCCCATGGGACTATGAGGACGTGAAACAGGCGGTCATTGTCCGGGCGAGGGAAAACCGGTTTTACCCGGATGTGTATGAATTGGTCCCATTCCTCCCAAAACTGGAAAAACCCAACGTGAAGGAGGGCCCCATGCCGGAGCCGTCCGACGCCTATCTGGAAAAATTCTACGCCAAGGCAGGCGAACAGCACGAGCGCTGGCACGAGGCCGGTATCCCCACCCCCTCCGAAGCGAAGAAGCAGGGGATGACCTATGCCGCATGGTGCGCTCTGGCAGATATGCGAGGTGTTTAATGGCAAGTAATTTTCGGCTGGACGAGCTGATCCGCCGCTATCCCCCACGGGAGAAGAAGCAAAAGAAAGCCCCCAAGGTCGATTTCCAGTCCAAGCAGCCCTGCTGGGATTGTGCAAACGCCTGCGGCGGCTGCGAGTGGTCCGACCACCTTGAGCCGGTCCCCGGCTGGGACGCCACCCCCACAAGCCGGGTGCTGAAGGTTGGCGGCAAGGGCAAGGGCGGCATACGGGTAGCATCCTCGTTCGTGATCCACTACTGCCCCAAATTCAGGAGGGACACACGATGATGCGGATCGTAGTTGACATTTACGATGGCGAGGATACGCAGGGCACCAAGGAGGCGGTGGCCATGCTATTGGAGCCTCTGGGCCGCGTCCGGGTGGTCAGCGTCATCATTGACGGAAAGGAAGAAAAGCGATGAAGGTTACATTCACAGTCCCCGGCATTCCGGTGGGCAAGGGCCGTCCACGTTTCATGAAAAACGGCCACACCTACACCCCGCAGAAAACGCGGGACTACGAGGACAAGGTGGTCCAGTGCTGGCAGTGCCAGAGCGGGAAAGGCTTTGCGGACGGCATCCCGCTGACGGCCACCGTCACGGCGTTCTTTACGGTGCCGAAAAGCGTGTCAAAGAAAAAGGCCGCTGCGATGGACGGGACGCCCCACATCAAGCGCCCTGACGCTGACAACGTGGCGAAGGCCATTCTGGACGCGCTGAACGGCCACGCCTACAACGATGACAGCGCAATCGCAATGCTGACCGTGCGAAAGTATCAGACAACCGGAGCCTCCCGCGTGGAGGTCACCATTGAGGAGGAAAAGTAATGGACGCTGTGGAGTATTTGAAAACATTGAACAGAATGTGCCACTGCGAGTGCCTCAAATGCGAGTTTGGGAAAGCACGTAGCGGGTTTGAAACCTGCCCTGTCTGGCAAAGAACCAACCCGAAGGAGGCGGTGGAAATTGCCGAAAAGTGGGCGAAGGAACACCCCGCCAAAACCCGCCAGAGCGAGTTCCTGAAGCATTACCCTGACGCACAAATTGATTCTGGCTGTCTTAATGCCTGCCCAATGGATATATTCGGCGATATGGGTATCAACTGCAACAAGCGAACTTGCTTTGAGTGCAAAAAGGAGTTTTGGCTTGCGGAGGTGGAGGACGTATGAAACTATTGATCGGCGGAAGTCCCTGCACACATTGGAGCATCGCACAGACGAAGAACCGCGAGACAGAGGCCAGCGGCATCGGCTGGGAACTGTTCTTGAATTACCGTATCGCACGGGATAAGTACCATCCGGATTTTTTCCTGTACGAAAATAACAAAAGCATGGCACCGGCCATCAAGGCACAAATCAGCAAGGAGCTGGGCGTGGAACCCGTGCTTATCAATTCCGCGCTGGTATCGGCGCAGAACCGTCAGCGGCTCTACTGGGTCGGCAAGCGAGAGCCGGACGGCACATACAGTCAGGTGGCAGTGGAGCAGCCGGAGGACAGATGTATTTTGTTGCGGGACATTTTGGAAAGCGGCGTCTGCTGGAGGGAAAAGGCGTATACGCTGAAAGCCAACTACTTCAAATCTTCCGCCACAAGCGCCATGGACGGAGGGCACTTCCCTGCACCTATGGCGGCGGAGCCGGTCAACATGACAGCGGACGGGAAAGCGCAATGTCTGCGGGCTACCTACTACAAAGACGGTATCCGTAACATGGTTGGCAACACCATAGACCGCAAGACCTGTGTAGCGGAGCCGGTCAGAATCGGCACCATCGATAGTAAGGCTGAGAACACAGACTTTGATAGCCAGCAATACCGTGTTTACAGCCCGGATGGCAAAAGCGTGACCCTCTGCGGTAACGGCGGTGGCGTGGGTGCAAAAACCGGGCTTTATGCCGTGCCTGCGGCAGTTGAGTACAACCCACTGCATAGTTGCGACGTTGTGGTTACAGATCAGAATATCCGCTGTACCTATAAAGACGGCAGCGGCACCGCGCAAGGGTACACCGTAACATTTGATGATGTAAAATCTCCGTCTGTTATCGCAGGCCACGCACACAAGATGAAATTGATTGAGCGAGCAACGGACAAAAAACAAATGCCGGTTTACGAGGTTCGCGGCGGGCAAATCACCATCAAGGGCAAGGAGTACCCCATTAAACTGGCAGACGGCTTTTACATCATTCGCAAGCTGACGGTCCGCGAGTGTATGCGCCTCCAGACCGTGCCGGAGGAGTATGGTTTCCCTGTCAGCGCCACCCAAGCTTACAAGATGCTGGGCAACGGCTGGACGGTGGACGTGATTGCCCACATCATGAGCCATTTTACCGGGCTGACGGCGGAGCCGGTGGAAGTGCTTTCAATGTACGACGGCATGAGCTGCGGGCATATCGCGCTGGACAAGCTGGGCGCGGAGATCACCGCCTACTATGCAACCGAGATCGACAAGTACGCCATTCAAACCACACAGCACAATTACCCGGACACCGTACAACTGGGCGATGCGTTTCAGGTGCGGGACAATAATTGGGGGGTTAAGGAATGAGCGATTTGGAGCAGACCGGCATCGAGCGGCTGAAAGCGGCATCGGATATGAGCCTGCGGCGGGGAATTGGAGGACGAATGAAAGTGTTGATAGCCTGCGAGGAATCGCAGGAAGTCTGTAAGGCGTTCCGCGCATTGGGACATGAGGCATATTCCTGTGATATTCAGGAGCCGTCCGGCGGGCACCCAGAGTGGCATATCCAGGGCGATGCGCTCAAGGCCATCAAGGGGATGCAAGTGACTACCATGGACGGGGAGACGCATGACGTCGGCAAATGGGATTTGCTGATTGCGCACCCGCCGTGCACATACCTGACAAACGCCGGGGCAAGGCACATTTGGAAAGGCGGTCAGCTCCAGCCTGATCGAGTGCAAAAGGGTATCTTAGCACGAGATTTGTTTATGCGTTTCTGGGATGCGGATATTCTGAGGGTGGTTATTGAAAATCCAGTTCCATCCAAGATTTTCTGTCTACCTGAGTATTCTCAAATTGTTCAGCCGTTCCAGTTTGGACACGCCGTAACCAAGAAAACCTGTCTTTGGGAAAGAGGGGTACTCCCCTTGAAGCCAACAAACATCGTAGAGCCGGTTAAGGGACGAAAGATGGTTCTGAGAAACGGAACTGTCCGCTACTCCTGTTGGGAAATGGATTGCGGCGGAAGTAAGGAGGAACGGGCAAAAGCCCGAAGCAAAACCTTCCCCGGCATCGCCAGAGCCATGGCGGAGCAATGGGGCGGAGACATAAGGGAGGAATTATGCGAGATACAAACCTCGTAAATGCGCTGCGGGAGCACGCAGGATGGGCGCAGGCAAATGAGTGGGAAACGCCGATCACGCTGGGCGATGATCTGACAGAAGCCGCCGACCGGATTGAAGCGCAGGCGAAAGAAATTGAGAAACTGCGGGGGCAGGTGCCCCACTGGATCCCGGTGGAGGAGCGGCTGCCGGAGAATTTTCGGAAAGTGCTGTGTTGGGGTGAGTATTTCCGCTATGGAGACTTTAATGGAATGTTTGTAAATTACGCACTCGGATATCAAAACAACGGGAGCTGGGGCGGTGAAGTTGCCAATGGAACAAATGCTCGTGCTTTGGCGTGGATGCCGCTGCCGGAACCGCCGAAGGAGAAATAATGGAAAATGTTAATTGCCTGCGTTGCCACTTTAGGCATGAGGATAACGGGAACTGTACTGCGGTCGGCGGGTTCTGCACGGCGGTTCCGGCTGCCCACTGCCCGCTGCTGCGGGAATATTTGGACACGGAGCTGACACCGGAGGAAGTGTCTGAGCTGGTTAAAGACTGGAGCGACTTTTGCACGATTGTCGGAGAGTGCGGCGGTCTTGATCGAGTAAGAGCGCTGGCCGAGGCCAACAGAGACGGTCGGCTGGTGGTGCTGCCATTTACCAGTGGGCGCACTTTGCTATGCAAGGAAAACATCGACAGTCCGCGACTTATGAAGGATGTAGAGCTTGCAATTCGCTATTGCAGCAGTTGCGGAATTGTGTTTCACATGGATTACAATGTATTCTGTGATCTGGTAAAACAGGGGAGAATTACTGTGGTAAGCGAAGAGGCGGAGAAAGCATTGGGGGCGAAGAAAGCATGAGTAAAGCTGTTCTGTTGAGCATCCGCCCCAAGTGGGTGGAGAAGATCGCCAGCGGCGAAAAGACTATCGAAGTCCGCAAGACCAAGCCGAAGCTGGAAACGCCGTTTAAGTGCTATATCTACTGCACGCTGCCAAAATATCCGCACGAGGACTTCATTGCGACGGACTATCCAATGCCACAGTTTTACGGCGGCGGCAAGGTCGTCGGGGAGTTTACATGCGACCAAATCATAGACGCATGGTGGGACTATGTGCCGGATGCCATTACAAGAGAGGTTACGGGCGGCAATTTAGAAGCGCTGGACGGAATCGGCATGACGGACGAAGAACTATTTAGCTATGTCGGAGACAGCATGAGAGGCCACTGCTACGGCTGGCACATCTCCGACCTGCTGATCTATGACCAGCCGAAGGGATTGGACGAGTTTACTCGTCTGCGTGAAACGAAATTTGGCTCGGAGCCGGTGACAATCAAGCGCGCGCCCCAGAGCTGGTGCTATGTGGAGGAGGGCTGACAATGGCTGAATACATCGAGCGCAGTGCGGCGATTAAGGCCGCGAAGCACGCGTGGGCAAAAGGGCTTGAGCCGTCGCAGTATATTGAGGTCCTGCCCGCCGCCGACGTGGCCCCGGTGGTGCATGCCGAATGGGTAGTCTGTGGCGATGGCGATAACGTACCGTGGATGTGTAGCCATTGCGGAAAGACAACGGCTCACAAGTATAAGGTCATGTATGGGAAATACTGCCCCCACTGCGGGGCCAAGATGGACGGAGGTGCTGACCATGAGGACGATTGACGCTGATAAACTGGTTGATATGCTATATGACAATGAGTTTGCTGTACTTTGCCCGTTGGATGAAGTAAGCGGAGTAGTTGACGCTTGCCCCACTGTGGATGCCGTGGTCGTGACGCGGTGCAAAGACTGTAAGCATTTGTGCGTGTGGAACCGAAAAGATATATACGCATTTTGCCCCAAAACAAACATCGTGTTTTTGCCATTTGATAAGGACACAAGGACATTCTTTTGCAGCCTTGGCGAGAGAAAGGACGGAGGTGCTGAATGAAGCTGAAAGACTGGCTGATGATAGCCTTTTGGACGGTGGTCATAGCCGCTGGCATTGCGTTTATCGTGTTTTATTTCAAAAGCATTTTGACCGCCGACATCCCCCTGTGGCTGAAACTGTACTTGTTGGGTAGAAAGTAAGATGGATGAGTACATCGAGAAACGCAAAGTGGTCAATCTGCTGATCGAATTAGAGAACGAATTTCAGCAGTTTAAGCCATTCAAAGGCTTTGAACACGCAATGTATCGCAAGCTGTGTGAAGCTAAAATTGCTATCGGCAAGCTGCCTGCCGCCGATGTGGTGCAGGTACTTCGCTGCAAGGACTGTAAAGATTGGGGACCCGGAACCGGTGACGTCCCCATCTGCGGGGAAACATACGAACCAATGCCGCCAGATGGCTTTTGCAGTATTGGCGAGCGAAAACCCAGTGCGGACGGCTGATCGCCAGCCGTCCCACGCAACAAAAGGAGGTAAGCTATGGAGGATCGGGACAAAAAACTGCTGAAAGCCTATGCAGCGCACAACATGAACGTGAGGGAGACCGGCGGCGCGGTTTACCTGCACTATAACTCCATCCGCTACCGCTTTCGGCTCATTCAGCGGGAAACCGGGCTGAACCCACAGAATTTTTACGATCTGGAAAAGCTGTTAGCCATGATAGACGCGCAGGGGTCCTGACCCCCTGCATCGGTAGGTCAAAGGGGAGGGGCACTTCGTAAAGGAGGCCCATTATGAAATACCGATACACCGTCCAGCAGCTCCAAAAGATGGAGCAGTGCCGCTATCTCACCGACCGGGAGCGGCGCGTGTTCAATCTTGTTTGCCGCCGTGGCTGGGCGATCGAAGATGCGGCGGCAGAACTGTACCTGTCCCGTTCCTCCGTAAACGCCTGTCTACACTCCATCCGGGATAAAGCAGGCATATCCCGCCCAAACAAAAAACATCCATAAGCCATGACAAGCGGTGTCCTGTGGTACGGTAACCATAGAGCACCGCTTGTTTTGCGCGCGGAAACAGGAGGTGTATTTTTAGAGAAGGAGGAATCTCTCTATGGCTGAATTTGCAAGCAAGGGCGTCGCAGGCACTGCTCTCGGCGCCGGCATTGCCGGTCTGTCTCTGGGCGTCCTGAACTCTCTGGGCGGTCTCGGCGGGATGCTGCTGGGCAATCGCGTCATCCCCTTTGCCGCTGGTATGGCGGCGGAGGCCGGATGCAGCGAGAACCACACGGTCAACCGCTACGAGCTGTCCATGGTGCAGGAGAACGCCAAGCTCCGCAGCGACATTGCCCTGCGGGATGCCAACACCTACCAGGACCAGAAGATGCTGGAGATGTACAAGTACATCGACGGCAAGCTGGGCGAGGTGCAGGGTGTGCTGGCTTCTCAGGCGGTCAATAATCAGGCCACCAAGGACAGCTTCCAGCTGTTGCAGGAGCGCGTGGACTGCTGCAAGAATGAGCTGTGCGGGGCCATTTCCCGGGAGCGGGACGAGCGGAAGTGCGCTGACAACACCATTGTCACCTACACGAACGCCACCTTTTATCCCAAAATGGTCGCGGACATCACCACCGGCACCGGCACCACGCCCCAGTCCACCTATAACCCCCTCCCCGTCTCCACCTGCGGCTGCGGCTGCTAAGAGGCGAAGAGGGAAGAAGAGAGGGGCATAGCGCCCCTCTCTCCCGTCATTGGAGGAATCTATGGTAACATTGGATCAGATCAAGCAGGGCGCTGCCCGCTATGTGGATGAGGAATTTACCGGCAAGCTCACCGGCTGGCAGAAATGGGCGGTCGGTGCCGGGGCAGCTATGGCCCTGGGCAATCTGGACGCCAGCCTTTCCACCCTCCGGGAACATCCCGCCGTGAAGGCCCTCGGCGTCTTTGACGAGGCGGGGAACGTAGATATTGACAAGATCTACACCTGCCTGAAAACCGAAGCCGCCAAAGGCCCCGTCACAACCAATATCCCCCTGATCGGGAATGTCACGCTGAATGAAACGGATGTGGACAAGCTCTACACCCTGATTAAGCAGAGTTAGGAGGATCGTATGAACGAGATCAAACACTTGGCCGAAGAGATTCGGGAAGAACTGGACGATGCCGAGAAGTACGCCCGTGAAGCCGTCAAGCACGCCGGGGAGGACCCGGAGGACGCCAGCACCTACGCCGACCTCAGCCGTCAGGAGCTGGGCCATGCCAATCGGCTCCATGAAATGGCCGTTCGCCACATCGAAAAGGCGAAGGACGCCGGTCTCCATCCTACGGAGGCCATGCAGGCCGTCTGGGACTGGGAGCATGAACGGATGCTGGACCGCGCCGCCCATGTGAAAACGCTCCTGTCTATGATGTAGGAACCAAAAGAAACACCCTCGCCGTTGGCGAGGGTGTTTTCTTATTTGTAGGGGTTCTTGGCGTTGGTGGTGCAGATAATGTCCCACAGATCCGCCCGGTTTTCCTGACCGGCAAGGGCCGCGCTGGCCTCCGCCTTGCTGACCCTGCCGTTTCCGTTTGTATCGGCCCTGTCCTTCATGGAGAAATACTCCTTGGGGGAAAGTCCGGCATCATGCGCCTGCTTCACCTTCTCGTAGGCTTTTCCGCTCATTTTCTCGCTGCCGTACTTCTGGTACAGGGCCAGAAATTCCCCGGTGGACACGCCGATGTCCCGCTTGGACGTCTGCGCGTTTTTGATCCATGCGGCGCTGGGCTCATACTTGGGGTCCACCTGCTGACGGGCCGTCTCACGCGCATATTTATACACGTTCTGGATGTAATCCGCCTTTTCCGCATTGCTCATGGACTTGTAGGCGGGCAGCTTCACCGCCGCCTCCACCAGCTCCTTCCGCGTCTGGCCCATGGCCTTGGCGTACCGGGTGTATTCCTCGCCGGTCAGGGTCCGGGCCTCACCCTTCACCGTATAGGACTTCTCTGCCGCCGCCGGATAAACGGTGCTGTCTCCGGTGGCCTTCGCCAGCCGCCGGATCTCCTGCGTGGCGGGGCTGTTGTCCTGCGCCTTCAGGAAGCCGGGGGAAAGGAAAGACTGAAATACCCGCTCCGGCGCGGAGCCGTTGGAAACCTCGTTGCCCCACATATCCACCATGGGCTGAAGCTGATTCCGTGCGCCGGGGACCTTCTTCGCCGCCCCCTGCAAGAAATAGTTCACGTCAGAAGCCACCTGCCCGGAACCCTTTTCCACATAGCTTTTGCGCACCGTATCATCAAATATGGAGGCAACCTTGCTGCCGATAGTGGGGATATACTGTCCGGCGTAGCTGCTGATCGCCCGGTCAAGCAGATAGCCAACCTTGTTGTCGGCGTAGCTCCAATAGGAGATCAGGTCATTCAGGGAGGACAGCATGGAGGTTTCCAGCACAACGTCCTGCATCCCAAGCAGAGAATCCACCAGCGCATCGAAGGTGCTGCCGCCCTTCTGAACGGATTCTATGATGGCAGCGCCCGCAAACAGGGGCATTGCCGCAGGAAGCGCCCAGTCCAATGTATAGGACTTGTCCCCGATCTGAATAGCATAATCCTGGCCTCCCATGGACTTCTCAAAGGCTTCTTCCTTGTCATCGTCACCAGTCCGGACGTGGAGCAGCCCCTCCGCCGCCAGATAAGCGCCCAGCGCGAAAATGCCGGTTCCGGTGAGGCCGGATGCAAGGGAATCCACGGCGTCCGCCGCCGTGCAGTTGCCTCTCCGCACATCCCACAGAGCTTCCTTCACACTCTTTACAATGCCAACAGGGCTGTAATCAAGACCCGTGGTCAGAATATTGGCCGGGGTCTTGCGGAAGGGGAACAGGGCGTCCGCCACGAAGGAACCTGCCCGTTTTACCGGGTTATCCCCCTCATAGCGGCCAAACTGAGACAGCGCCTCGGAAAGCGCCGTGGTGTTGCGGTAAGTGGCCTTCTGCGCTTCCTCAATGGCGTAGGCCCGTGCCGCCTCCACGTCTGCGGCTCTGGTGCCCGCGTGGGCCTCTGCCGCCGTCACGCCCTTAGCTTGCAGCGCCTGGGCGAAGCTGTCCACGTAGGCCGCACGGTTAAAGATCACGTCCTCATAGTCAAGGGCGCGGCTGTTCAAATCTCCGATGCTCTGCACGGCACGGGAGAGAACGTCCTCCCCCCTGAACATTTTCCGTTTGCTCTGGATCTCCCGCTCAATACCCGCCGTGGTGGCGTCGGAATACTTTCCGCTGCCCATGGCGGCGCTCTGGTCTGTCTCATACTGGCCCTTGGCAAAAACTTTCAGATCCTTGTCAACATTCACAGCCTTTGTCCGCTGAGAGGGGTCCTTGATGACCGCCCGCTCGATTGCGGTTCCGATGCCGTTCTTGATCTTCCGTGCGCCCATCTGAATGGCGTTGCCCATGATGTTGCGGATGTGGGTGGTGGGGTTGGTCAGCATGGAGGTGTACCGCCAGAAATTGGCCTTCTCCATGAAGGTACTGGGGATCTGGTCTGCAATGGAGGTGGTGATGGCGTCCCACGCTGCCGCCCGCTCCGCGTCCGTCTCTGCCATCAGGTAGTTGGTGGCCAGGTCGTCAGAGAGGGTGAAGCCCGTCACCTTGTCGATGTAGTCCACCCGTGCGCCTTCCACGTCTCCGCTGTCGGTGGTGCTCTGCCGGGGTGCCCGGTTCTGCCGTGCCGCCCGGTCATTCATTCGGTCTACCAGCCGCCGCAGCGTCAGCAGACGGCCCTCCGGCGTCAACCGGTTCATCAGGTTCATGGCCTGCACCATCTGTGCGCTGTCGTGGGCCGCGTCCGCAATGGCCGTTGCCAGCTCAAAAGCGGCCTTGTGGTCTCCTTCGGAAATGGCAAGGTTGTAGGCGCTGATAGCCTCGGCGGTGTCTGCCTTGGTGATCCTCTGACCCAGCTCCGCCTTGGCAATGAAACTGTTCGCCACCTCGCGCCAGCCGTCCCGCGCGATCTTGGCCTGCGCCTGCTGAACGGCGCTCCGGTCCGTCACCACGTCATAATCGAACGCGCCGCCTGCAATGGCGTTTTCATACACGGTCGCCATTTCCGGGGAGGTCAGGGGGCTGTTCAGAATGGTGGAGACCGTTTTCTCCACATTCCGCCCGGTATCAGGGTTCACAACGGGGACCTCAGAGGGTGCCCGCCGCTGGTCATTCTGCACCCGCTTTGCGCTGTTGGGGTTGACCGGGTAAAAGTCCTCACTCTTGGCCTGCATGGTGTCAAAGGGCGTGTTCACCGTCCCGGCATCTGCGTTGCCGAGGCCGTCAAAGCCGTCAACCCCATCCAGCCCGTGCCCTCTGGACTGTACCTCCCCCGCGCCCAGAATACCCTGCTTGGCGGTGAGATACCCGCTGTTGGGTCCCACCTGTTCGCCGGTCATGGTGGTGTAGCCGTGGGAGAGCATATCGTCCAGAATCAGCTCCACCCGCTTGGCCGCCGCCACGTTCTCCTGCCCCTGATCGGTGATGATCCGCTGGGCTGCGTCGATAATGGCGTCACGGGAAAGCCCAGTTTCATCCATGGCCTGACGCAGGTGGGGCGAGGTCTGCGCCGCCTGTTGTACCGCGTTGCCCTCCATGGTCCGCTCGTAACGGCGGCTCATGGGCTGCTGGAGAGAGAGGTCCGCATCCGCGATCAGGGCGTTGGCCGCTTCCTGATAATAGCGGTGCAGCTCCGGGTGGTCGAACTGGAAGGCGTTCACGTCTCTGCCGCCCACCGTCTCCATTTGCCGCCGGTCGATGTGCTGCTCCGGGTCAATCTGAAACACCTTGCCGGTGGCGTCCATGCCAACGGTTCCGGCTTCATTGGCCTGATATATGGCGTTTTGCTGCTCCGGCGTCATGGCATCCATATCCGCCCGTTTCTTCCCAAACAGAACCTCGGAGAGAATATCCCGGTTGCTTTTTGCTTCTGCCTGTGATATATTGTTCTTAGCGAGGATGTCATCAGCCATCGCCTTGGGGAATTGTACCCCATTGGAAAGAAGCTGATGGACGTCCTCGTTGTTTTTTGTGTAGAGCACATTGCTGTCTGCATCTCCAAGATAGCTTTGCATGTGGCCTGTCTGGTAAGCGCTGGCAATTCTATTTTCCACACTGATTGCTCCCTGCTTGTCTAGATGCAGCGGGACAATAATGCTCTTGTCGCCGTCTTTCCACGCGGTCAGCAGCACAATGCTGCTTGGCTGTGTGTTCGACTTTAAAATCGCAACTGGGTTTTCGATTTGATAGGGGAGCTGCTTTAGAACAGACATACCCAAATTATGTTTGCCGCCCATATACCCTTCCGGGTATGCGATTTTATAAGCTGCGTCTTGCGTCATTGTCATCGGAAGCGGGTTTGCCCCGTAACGGGTCAAAAGCTCCGGCGTGTCCCCAACAGACAGCAATTTGCCGCTTGGATAGTTTCCCGAAAAAACCTTGTCAATATCGCTTCGATACCGCAGCATATTGTCCGTGCTCGTCAGCCTGCCCGCCGTATCCACACCGGGGGCGGCGTTTTGCGTGCCCTCTGCGGCGTTTGCGGGGGTGGGGGTATAAGTACCCTCCCGTGCCTCCGGGCGCGCCTCCTGCGTGGGCTGTGCGTCCGCCTGACTGCTTCCGCGCTGCCGGATCACGTCGATGCCTGCGCCGATGCCGCCCATGGCCGCACCCACCGCCGCGTCATACAGCGCCTCGCTCAGATCGAACCGGGCAGAGGGGTCATAGGTGGCCCGCTGCAAGATGGGCTGGAAAACGTCCTCGATAAATTCCTCGCCGCCCTCGGAGATCATGGAGAGGGCCACGCGGCCCGCCGCGCTGTTGTTCAGCTTGGAAAGCGCACCGTTGATGGCGTTGTCCAGAACGCCGCCGCCGAACGCCTTCTTGAAGGGGCTTGCCACATTGCTGATCTTCTCCGTGGCAAGGCTCAGCGCGCCGCTCCCCAGTCCGTAGACAAGCTGCTGGTTGTAGGTGGCCCCGGCCTGTCTGGCCCGTTGGGCACTGCTTCCGGCAGACCGGGCCGTCATCAGGGCAAGACCGGCTCCGGGGACCACGGCGCTGGCCGCAACATCCCCCGCCATCTGTACGCCCTGAACGCCCAGATCCACGGCGAACTGGCCCACCGGCCCCAGACCTTCCTTGGCCTGCGCCACGTCCGCGGCGGAGCTTTGGGACAGACGGTCCGCCTTCTGATACGCCTTGTCCGCCACCGCCTTGTTGGACTGCTCCACCGCCTTGGTGTAGCCCTCATGGGCCGCGATCCGCCGCTTGGCGCTGGCAAGGTAGCCCTGCACCTGCTTCACGTCCGCCGCCGTCATGGCCTTGCCGTTGGCCCACTTCACGTCCCGGAGCATCTTCTCATACCGCTTCACCGCGTCATGGTCGCTTTGCAGGGAATCCCCGGCGTTCTGGTTGGCAATGCGGGTATTCAGCTTTCCGGCCCCCTCTGCCAGCACACCGCCCAGATTTGTGTAGGCGGAGCCGACGGACTTCGCTGCGCCGGAGATCACCTTCCCCACGCGCCCGTTGTCCAGAGAGGGGGGCACGGTGCCGCCGGTCTGCACGTCTGCCAGCAGGCGGCTGTTGGGTCGGCTGTTCCCGGTGCTGGCGTTCTCCATAGGACGGGGATAGGCAGAAGGCGTAACGGCCTTCGTCTCCTTGGCCTTGGCGGGTTTGGTCCCACCCTTCCGTTCGACCGGCGTACCGTCTAAGTGCATCAAACCACGCCCGGATGATGGAGCACTCTGCCCGCCGGTCACAGCCTGCCCGGTTTTGATATACACCAGCTTACCCATACTGTCACCCCTTGTAAACAATGCCGTAAGGCTTCAAAACTTCTGCGTTGATTCGACGCTGCTGCTCTGCCGTCAGCTTAGACCAGTTGTTATCCAGCCACCGGCCAACCTTTTCGGTGTTGCCGTTCTTCAGGTCCGTATTCAGGCCGGATGCCCATGCAGCAAGGTTGCCGACGTTTTCATACTTGCCGCCGTTGCCGCCGCCCTGATACTTCGCCCATGCCTGGTCAGCCGTCAGGCCGCCCGCGGCCTTCTTGGAGTTGGTCCCCCACTTGCCGTCCTGAGACACGCCGTAGTATTTCTGGAGCTGCTTCACCTGCTGATTGGTCAGGGAGCCGTTGGAATAGCTTCCCTTCTTTTTACCGGTGCTGCCGCCGCCGGAGGAACCGCCGGACGTCAGCTTGCCGGTGCCGTACAGGGAATCATAGGCCCCCTGCCCGTAGTAATAATTGAAGGCGGAGATCACGTCATCCGTCACGATACCGTTTTTCAGCGCGGACTGCACCTGACTGGCGGTCAGCGTCGGCTTTACAACGGTGCTGCTGCCGGAAGAACCGGAGCCGGAGCCGCCGGTCTGCCCGCCGTACTTGGCGTAGAGATTCTGCTGCCGGACGTATTCCTCATACAGGGCGTTTGCCAACTCCGCGTCTCCCGTGGCCTCTGCCTTGGCAATGGCGTTCCGGTACTCCGTGTCAAGCTGGCTCCGCTGGAGGTCGATCGCCGCCGTCTTTTCCGCCTGTTCCCGGTCGATCTGGGAGAGGTTCTGTTGGAGTGCGATGTCCTGTGCCAGCGCCGCTTGTCCGGTGGTGCCGGTGTTCAGGCCGTTGGCAACCGCCATCTCCTGAAATCTGCCTCGGCTCAAGGCGTTCTGGTTGGCCGCGCTGTTCCGGGCAATGTCGTACACCGGCGCGATCTGCGCACGGCTGGCATCCAACGTGGCGGTGTTCTGCTCGTAGGCGGATTTCAGCGCCGCCAGCTCTGCCGCCACCTTCTTGGCGTACAGCTCTTTCAGATAGTCGTTGCCGTCCCCGATGTCAAAGCTCATGCCGGTCTGCGATGTGGAGAAATTACCGGACGGCGTGCTGCCTGCGTTGATGTCCGTGACCCGCTGCTGCTGGCTGTATGCCGGGGTCCCGTAGCCGGGTGTCCCGGCCTGTACGCCGCCATTCTCCGCCAGATAGTCCCCGAAGGACTGTACCTTGCCGTTGGCCTGTGCGGAGGGGGAGGTATCCGTCCCCATGAGATAGCGGTAATAGGCCAGCTCTGCGCTTTCCGGGCTGTTGTCAAGCCCCAGCCGCCGCCGCAGATCATTCACGGAAGAAAGTGTACCGCTGTCCGTCACATAGCCGTTCTTGTCGATGGTGTAGCCGTATCCGGCACGGATGGCGTTTGCCGCCTGGTTGGCCCGATCGCCGGTAATCTCACCCCGCTGCAGGCGGTTGCGGATGTCCTGAATCTTGGAGCGGTCCAGTGCGGACATCATCTCATTGTCCGTCCATGCGCCGCTTTTGCCGTAACTGCCGTTCCCGGCGTTGATGTCCTGATGGGGGGTGTAGTCCGCCACACCCTTCACAGCCTTGTAGGCATAGCCGTCATTGTCATAGAACACGGTATAGCCGTTGGAAATAAGTGTGCGCCCAGCCAAATCTTGGCGGCGGCTCATGTCCGCGCCTACCTGATAGGTCACGCCGCCCTGCTTGTAGTTCTTAACCTCGGAATTGCTGGTGGGCATCCCGTAGATACCGCCGCCATTGTCATTGCGGGTATAAGAAACCCCGCCGAAGGTGCCCTGAGAGCTTCCGCCGGAACTGTCGCTGTTGCCCCGGTCGCTGTTATACTCGTTTCCATACCGTCCGCCGGAATATCCGGCATTGCCACGGATGCTTTCTGCCGCCTTGTGAGCGTCAGCCCACGACATTTCGCCCCGCTGTGCTTTGGACGTTACATCTGCAATGCGGTCTTGGTCCTTCTGAGATAGGTTTTTCTTATCGTATTCAGAAACTGCCATACATGGTCCTCCTTATCCGTTCCAGTCGGCCCGGGTTTCCCGGACGTCGATGTGCGTGAAGCCCTTCTGACTGTATACGCCCACGCCGCCCCAATCGGGCATCAGCTGTCGGGCGTAGGCCGCCACCTGCGCCGGGGTCTTGCCCCGCACCACAATGTCAGCCGCCGTGCCGTAGCAGTGCTGGCTGTCCGTCACGCCGCTCTCTTTGGCGTTGTACTGAGGTGTCCGGTAGGCACTGTTGATGGTCACAGCCGCGCAAAAGTGACTGCGGAGGCTCTGGAGCACCATCACCAGCCGGGGCGCCACTAGTACGGCATCGGAGCCGTCCTTGCAGGCAAATTCTTTCACTTTAAAGTTTGTGGACAGCTTCTTATCGCCGTCCTTCGCCTTGGAATAGGCGTTGATCTCTACCATGGGTTTCTCTCCTTCCGGCTCACACGCATCCCCGCTTTTCAGTTTCCAGACGAGGAAGAACGGGATCACCCGCCCGTCCCCGGTAAAGCCCTTGCCTGTCGAATCCATGAAGCAGGTAGACCCGCCTCCGTCCATCATGATGGCGTTGTCCCAGCCGGACGCGGCCAGCAGGTCACGAAGCTGTTCCGGCGTCCGCCGGTTCTTGCTCACATAGTAGGCGAACCGCCCGTTCTTGGTGCCGATGGCCGTTCGGGGAGCGCGGTACTTCATATCCGCTCCGCAGGTGACGGGGCTGATCTTCTTCCCGCCGATGATGAGGTGGACGCACTCCATGTAATTCCGGTCCCCGTTGGGCACGGTTTTCACGCCGAAGTCCGCCGGGGTGTCCCAGCTGATGGCCCACGCCTGGTAGTCAGGGGCCTTGCGGACCATCCCGTCTGCCTTCAGGTGACAGGCCGGAGACAGATCCCGCAGAAAGATAGAGCCATTGCAGATAGCGTCCCCGCCCGCCTCCGCCAGCATCTTTTTCAGGTTGGCCGTGGTGGAGCGGAGACGCTTCCGGTTAAAATAGATCTTGATGAATTGTAGGTCGGAGAGCGGGACGGTGCCCGCTCTCGTGCTCATGTATGAGCCTCCGTATTCTGTTTCCCCTGATCGCTGGCCTGACGAATGGCATCCAGCATATTTTTTATAAAGGCGGGGTAGGGGACCCCCATTATTGCTGTATTTTCGAGGATCGACAGGCCCTCGTTTGCGATGAAAAACATACAAATAGCGTCACGGGCAAAGTCGCTCCCGGTGGCTTGGTCCAGCAGTGCCGCCATCCACACAAGACACAACATAACGCCCTTGCGAACCAGGCCCTTATAGCTGGCATTGGACTCCAGCGCCCCGGTTTTGCTCTTGCCGGACTTGTGCCAGATCGCTGCCACCAGCCAGCCCGTGGCGTAATCCAACGCCATAAAGCAGATCAGAACTTTGAGAGCCACGTCCCAACCTCCAAGTGCCTGGGCGATGGCGGAGCCAGCCGCAGCCAGCACCGCCAACACCGTATTTTTGATGTGTAAAGCGTTCATGGTGTACCTCCTTTCGGTGGTCACACCTGCCCACGCTCACGGCAGTAGCCGCGATCGTCGTAAGTGAGCTTCCAGCTATCAACGGTGATGGTAGTACCGGCGCGGCTCTCGTCACGATCCATCACGGGCACGGCGGAGCTGTAGACAGCGTTGCTGCCGGGGATCTTGCTGGAAAAACGGATGGGCTTGCCGTCGCTGGCGATCTTGTAGATGCCGTCCGTGCCGTCATCCTCGGCAGGGATAAAGCCATCCTTCATCTCTGCATCGGTCCAACCGGCCACGCCGCCGTCAGGATTCAGGTGGAAGTTGGCCCCAGCCGCCTTCAGCTCGGCATTGATAGCCTCCACGGGCGCGCCCTGCTTCTTGCCTTCGTTGATGATCTCCGCAAACTTCTTTTCCATAATGTGTACCCCTTTCGTTTTTTCGGTTGTCTGTGCAACCGTTTCAAATTAAATCCGACTTGGCTTCGTGCAAGCCCAAGATCTCCGCCGCTTCATCCTCGGTCAAAACGTTCTTTTTCACGGCGTTTCGGACCATCGCAGCGTTCCAAAGCCCCTGCCCGTACCAGAGTTTAATTTTCTCTTTCATCGCATCAGCCCTCCATCAGCGTGTCCGTCATCATGGCTGTATAAACTGCCTGCGCTTCCAGACGGTCCAGTGCGGTGGGCTGCGGAGGCGGTGCGACGTATTGATCTCCGATCCGGGCGCCTTCGTAGCCGGGAACCGCTCCGAACTCTTTCGCCGTGGCTTCATCCGCGCACACGATGATATTCTCAATGATGCCGTCAGAATTCACAACACAAAAAACCATCATTTATACCTCCACATAATGCCTACCAATCCGGCAACGCCTTTCCCTGCTGTACCGGGGGATAGGTTGCCGGCCTCACCAGACAAAGTTGCCTGTGCGCCTCCGCCACCGGCGCCCGGCTTCGTTCCGTCCGTTTTATACGGCATACCCAATTCCTCGCCGTGCCCGCCGCCGGGTAAACCGCCAGCTGCGGGACTTACCGGATTGCCACCTTCTGTGATATACGCGCCTCCTCCGCCGCCAGATCCGCCCACTTGTGTCGGTGGGTACAAAAAACCGGATGTGTCGCTGCCGGGCGTTGCGGCAATAGGATTATCAATTTGGGAACTATACGTATATGTTGCGCCTTTTCCTCCGGGGGCACCAGCAGGGGTAGAGGCTTCCCCAATCTTGGAAACGCCTCCAACCGCTCCGACAACCAACGAAATAGCATCCGGATAGGTGTACGGTTGTTTTCCCAAGTTTAAAACGCCACCTGCTTGTCCGCCATCTCCGCCTGCGGCAGAATACGTACCACGTTTCTGAGATCCGGTACCAGGTTTCCCGTTTTCCCCGCCGCCGATGGCGGAGGCATCATACTCCGAAACGTCGGGAGAGAACTTCACTGTTTTACTTGCGGAAAACGTTGCTTTCGTTGCGGAACCGCGTTTACAAACAATTTCTGCTTCGTTGACGATCTTTTTTGTCAGCGTCAGCGTTACGCTGGCGGTGCCTGTTAAATCCAGAAAAGCAGATGTATCGGCAGTAATTGTTGTCGGGGAGCTTGTGGAAAAGCCAAAACCCGCTCCGTTTTTATCGGTGACAACTGTGCTTCCCGCAGCAGTTACGATGCCGGAAAGGGAAACGCCGGACATGGGCCGCCCTCCGGGGGATTTCACCGTTACGGAAATCGCATACTTTCCGGCAGGCAATGCAAGCGCCAGAAACGCGTCATCCGGAACTGCCGTATTGGGCAATCCCAAAATCGCCGCCGTGGAATCCTTGAGTATTTCATCCTTTGTATATGTGTCAGTCTCCGGCAGCTGGCTTGCGGGCACCTTGCCGTCCGCGCCCAGAGACGCCGCGCCGATGGCCGCAGGGGTAATGGGGTCTGCCCCGGCCTTCCCGTGCTGGCTGGCGTGTTTCCCCGCCGCTTTGCCGTCCCACGTGGTTTTCTGTTCGGCGGTCACGTGAATGTCGCTGTTGTCAATGTGCCCCGGGACTTCCTTCAGCGCCGTGTTGAACGCCGTCTCCGTGCCGGAATACCCGGCTTCCACGGCGGTCTGATACGCGCTCTTGCCGTCCGTGCCCTTTACACCGGCGGGGCCTTGCGGGCCTTCCGGGCCAACGTCACCCTGGGGACCCTGTACGCCCTGAATGCCCTGCGGACCCTGGGGACCCGTCGCGCCCTTGGCACCTGCCTCACCCTGCGGGCCGGTGGGGCCTTGGATGCCCTGCTCGCCCTGTGGGCCAATGTCACCCTTGTCGCCCTTTTCGCCCTTGGGGCCTTGGATGCCCTGCGCACCGGCAGGACCCTGCGCACCTTCCGGGCCTTGCAGCTTGCCAACGCTTACCCAGTCTGAAGCAAGCTCGGACCAGATATAGCACTCCTTGTCTGCCTCCACCATGTACATCTTCTCGTTGCCGGTGGGGATGGCTTTTCGCAGAGCCGCCAGAGTGGGATAGACGTCCTCAATGTAGAGACTGGTTCCGTCCTTGCCGGGAGCGCCGGTGGGGCCTTGTGCGCCGGTGGGGCCTTGGGGGCCAGCAGGTCCGGTTTCGCCCTTGTCGCCGGGTGCACCCTTGGGGCCGGTCTCACCCTGAATACCCTGAACGCCCTGCAATCCGGTCGGTCCCTGCGGGCCGGTAGGACCGGCAGGGCCGGTCTCACCCTGGTCTCCCTTGGGCCCCTGCGCACCGGGCACACCCTGGATACCCTGCGGGCCTCTTGCGCCCTGTGCGCCCTGCTCGCCCTGTACGCCCTGCGGGCCTTGGGGGCCGCGCACATTCACGCTCTGAGGAGGGGACGTTACATTTTGCAGGGAAAAGGACATGACGCCGTTAATGTCCACACTGGGGACGATGGCGGGTCCCACCGGACCCTGTGCGCCGGTGGCTCCGGTATCGCCGGTATCGCCCTTGTCGCCTTTTTCGCCCTTGTCACCCTTTACGCCGATGACAACGGTCACGCCGTTCTGGTCCGTCACCGTGCCGTTGGTGAACTGCATCCGGCTCCGCTGGGGGAGGGCCTGTCCGTCCGGGCCGATAATCAGGTGACCGGAAGAACCGGTTGCCTGCCAGGTCTCGCCGTCCGTGCTGACCTCCAGCACCTTATCCGCGTTCAGCCGGATGTACTTGAATCCGGCCTCGTTCTGCGGCAGCAGAACCGCCGTTTCCACGCCCAGATTTTCCAGCGACGGGATCAGGGTCTCGTTCATGTAGGTCTGAATAGCCTTGCCGCCCTCGTCGAACTTGTTTTTCAGCTCGGCGGAAGTCATCCCGCCAACGTCATTGGGTTCATCGTCCAGCGCCGCAATGATCGCCATGTTTTTGTTGAATTTCTCAATCGCCACAGGTTACACCTCCGTTTTCGGCACTTCGCCGGTCTCGTTGATCTTCCGCTGCAACTGGCCGTATCCGGCCCCGCCCCGAATGGGGACGGCTTCCTCCTCGGCAACAGGCTGTTCGCCCTCTGCTCCCGGCTGACTACCCATCATGGCACGTTCCTGCTGCTGGAGGGCTTGGATTAGCGCCTCCTTGTCGGTGATCTGTCCGGCGGGCAGCCGTTTCAGATACTCCACCGTGGAGATCTTGCCCTGCATCAGCAGGTTATCAAGGGTTTGCATGGCGGCGATCTCGCTCCAGTAGGAAGCCGCGCCCGCATCCAGCCCAATGGTGAAGGGGATTTCCTTCAGGATGGAGAAATCAAAGGGAACCACCAATTTGCTGTTGTCATAGGGGTTGGAGATCTCCACATACCGCTCTCCGTAGTATTCGCCCATGAACTCCATGTAGATGCGGCCCAGATCCTCAATGCTCTGCAAGAGGTTCTGTTTCGTCAGCTCCATAGGCGTTGCCGCCGCCCGCTGCAAGGCGATAATGGCGGAGGTGTTGTCCGGTCTGGTATCGCCCAGCGCCACGTCCGATGCGCCGAGAAACTTCTGCGTGTAGCTGATGGCAATGTCAATGAACTGGCTGATCTGGGGGGAGATGCTGGCGGGGTCAATGATCTTCGCCACACCCTCCACACTGCCGTTTACCGGAATAGCCCCGCCGATCTTGTTCGTCCACTTGGCTACCTTGGTGGAATCGTATACCACCTTCGGATAGGCCAGCGTCATCAGCGAGATCATGGACATGGCAAACAGCTTGTTTACAAAGATCTGGTTGGGCAGCAGACCGGTAATCATGGCCTGTCCGTGATAGCAGTCCTGCACATAGTCCCAGTTCATCCACGTCAGGGGATACAGCTTGATACCGAGGTCCAGATCGCCCCAGATCTCCGCCTGCCGGGTGCACTCGTAGGCGTGAACGGTGCCGGTCTCGTCATCCTTCCACAGCCGGAGCAGCACCGTTACCTTGTTCCCGCTGCCGCTCATGGAATCCATGTAGTTGTTGCCGCAGTCCTTGTTATCCGGCTGGATCTCGTCCGGATCCTTGCCGTACCGCTTGGCCCGCTTCCGGGCCTCACTCAGCAGCATCCGCCGTTCCAGAATGATGTAGGGCTGGCTCTGCACGTCCCGGTTGTTGGGGTTGCCGAACAAAACCTGCGTGTTCATCAGAACCTCTGTGCGGATGGCGCCCTTGCTGGCCTGCCCGGTCTCCGCCGTATCGTCCCAGTAGGTATACATACAGCCGTCACCGTCCACGGCGGCATTGCGGGTATACTCCCGGATGCGCCCGCCGAGACTGTTGTGCTCAGAGATGGACGCGAACTGATCGTTGAGAATGTCGGCCACCAGCTCCAAAGTCTGCGTGTTCCGCTCCCCGCTGGAGGACATGGCCCGCGCCCACAGCTTCAAGTTGTCCGTGGAGATATTCGCCACGGAAAACAGCACCACCCGCTTCAAAAAGTTGAATACGGGGGTGGGGAGGCCGTTGCTTTGCACACCCTCCCACTGCTTACCTATGAAGAAATTTTCGTTGGTCTCCACGCAGTCATAGAGGTCAATACCGCTGTTGAAGCTGATACCCGCGTTGTATTCCTTACCGACCCGCTCCGGGGTCATCGTCTGTTTGCTCATGGGTTCACCCCTTTATTTCACATTTCCGGTATAGCGGAGCTGCACGTCCGTCTCCAGAACCGTTGCGGTAGACGATGCCGATTTGCTCTTGAATACCAGCTTGTAGAAGGTGGCCTTCTTCACCTTCATTTTCACCCGCCGAACCTGCGGCTTCCGGTTGGTGCCGAAAGACCAGTGGGCGAAATCCGCATGGGCAAAGGTGGCCAGACCGGAGGACACGATTTTCTCCGGGTAGTCGCTGCGGCGGTTGGTCTCCACCGTTACGTGCACCCGCGCGTTGCTCTCCGGCTGGATCGCCACGAAAATAAGCGGGCTGTATTTCAGCACCCAGTCTCGGTCAAAGTCCATGGAGCCGGTGGCAGCGTAGGCGTCAATGTCCTTGCCGTCATCGTTCCGGTACTGCCGGGAGAGATGCACCACGCCGCCGTCAGGCCGGAAGCCGTAGGTCTCAAGCCCCACCTCCACCATGGCCCGGAAGCTCAATCCGGTGTAGAGATACCATGCGTCCGCGCCGTAGTTCAGGATCAGCGCCTTGTCTCCGTACATCCACCAGTATTCCTGCGCCGATTTCCGGTTGAAGGTCCGGGTCTCTGCCATATCAAAGCCTTTTAGCGTCACTTCTACCCGGTTGCTGATCCGTTCCGCGTTCCGCTCGTCAAAGGTGATATTTCCGCTGGTGGATACGCTCTGCCACCGATACACCGCCTGATCGTCCAGCGTCAGGGGGTTGTTCTCCAGAATGTCCACCTGACCCGGAGCTTTGTTGCCGAACTGCCGGTTGACAGGGGTCACATAGAACGCCGCCGTGGTGACGTCCGTAGCCGTTACCAGCGTGGAATAGCTCATGGAGTAGGTGGCGTCCTGCTTGAATACCACCAGCCGTGCGTAATGGCGCACCATGCCGGTGATAGGCGTGTTGGCCTCGCCAACCTCCGCCTCATACAGATCCGGGAAGTATTCCGCAGAAGGCTTGCCGGTGGCGGAATCAATGCCGGAGTAAATGGTCTTGTTGGTGCCGTCTCCGTAGAGAAACACACGGCTGTCCGTCTGACCGTTGTAAAGCTCGGAGAATCGCATCCCCGTTACCTGCGCCCGTTCTCCGTTGCCGCTGCGGTAGATCAGCTCCAGTGTGTTGGTTCCGGCAGCGGGGGCGGGGGTAATGGTAAACGTCCGGGCCGTCAGGTCGGAGGTGTAGGTCTGCGCCGTGTCCCCGATCTTCACGGAGATGATCTCATCCACCGTCTTTTCCGGGATGTGGAAAACCGTCTCCTTGCCGTCCGGGGAATACAGCACCTTCCGCTTGCCCGTCAGCCGGTTCACGTTTTCCAGCAGAAACCCGCCGCCCGCAGGCGTGGTGGCGTTCATCACTGTGGGGATATAGCCCTCCACCGCCGCAAAGCTGCTGTTCTCCTTGCCGTCCCAGCTCATGTATTCATGGCCGTTCAGCAAGTAAACCTTGTTGGAAAAGCCGAAGAACGAAGTCTGTGCCTGCGTGCACTGGCCCACGACCTTGGTTGTTGCCGCCGCCGGGTCCAGAGAGAAGATCAGCCCGCCGAAGGCGGCAAGGGTCCGCTGTTTGCTGTCTACCACGCCCTCCCACGCGCCGGAGAAAACCGGGTTTGCTGTGGGGGCCGTGTGGCCGCTCTCCGCGCACCATGCGTCCCATGCCGTTTTCAGGTTCAGGACCGTCTTGGTGCCGGGGCGCAGCTGCAAGTGCTTCTCCCGCGTCACACGGAAGTTCCGCATTTCGCTCATTTCGCCGTTCTTGATCTTGGTATCTCCGTCCGGGTTCTCGTTCAGGCCCAAAAACTGGCGGATCTTCAACACCTGAATATCGTTGCTGGATGTGATTTGAGCCATCGTCCGGGCCTCCTTTATCCGTAGGATAGATAACCGGCGGTCATCTCCCCGCCCGTCATCACGTCATCGTAGTCCTCGCCCTCGTCAAAATCGTCCACGATCTTCTCCACGGTTTTCTGGGCACCCAACACGCGGGTGACACAGAAATACCGGGCAGCGTCGCAGATGTGGGTGATCTCATGGGGCTCCGTGGCGCAGTCCGAGGGGTTTTTCTCGTCATGCTGGATGGAGGGCAGGTTGCGGATCAGGCCCACGCAGTTTTCCGTCACCAGCAATCCGGGCCGGTCCGTGTCGCTCTTCATGGGCTTCAGCAGCTCCTTCACGGCCATCCAGCCCTGAACACGGTTGTTGCTGGCCTTCAGCAGTCCCAGCCCGTACTGCGCGAAGATCTCCGCCATGCTCCGACCGCTGTCCTTCTGCCGGTTCCACATATCCGGCGGGGCAATGGTGAACTCAATGTGTTCCTCCGGCGGGGTCAGGGCATTTGCCAGCTTTGCCGCCTCGCTGACGATCAAGCCGCTTTGCTGTACCTCCCGATACACATAGGCCCGCCCTTCAAAGTCCACCGCCACCCAAAGGCAGGCGAACATATCAAGGCCGTAGTCGAACGCCCGGTATTTTTTCCACTCACGAGGCACCCGTACAAAGGGCGCGATCACATGGGTCTCCCGCCGGAACTCCGGGAAGAACGTGCCTGCCATGGCGTTCCAATCGCCGTAGCGCCACGCCCGCCGCACATCCTCCGGCAGCAGGTCCAGCATTTGCTTGTACTCCGGAGACGCCTCCAAAAGCTGGGGGTTATCGTCCACCGTGGCGGGGATGAAGGTGTAATCCTTGGCCTTTTCCCCCTCCCGGTACTCCCGGTCCACGAACAGCCGCTTCACCCACAGGTGGCCGATGCCGCCGGGGTTGCAGGTCAGGTACATCCGCCGGGGGAACTTCGTTGCACCGCGCAAGCAAGCGCCCAGTGTGCGGAACTGGGATTCCGAGAACTGGGTGGCCTCCTCCATGAAGATCCAGTCAAACTCAAGGCCCTGATACTCCTGATCGTCTCCGGCCCCGTAGTGACCGAACTTGATGATGCTGCCGTTGCAGAAGAACATCATGCGCATACTGCCGTTGTAGCTGCCCACCTCCGGCGGGATCAGCTTTTGCATGGGTAAGATGATGTTCTGCTCCAATTCCGGGTATTCCCGGCGCACGATCAGGATCTTAATGCCGGGGTAGGTGAGCGCGCCGCCTGCCGCCTTCCGCAGCAGAACGTGTGTCTTGCCGCCGCCTCTGGCGCCTCCGTAAGCCGTGTACCGGCTCCTGGACTGGCAGAACTGCTTCTGCTTGGGGTTCAGCGTCCCCAAATCCACCTGTACCGTCCCGCCTGCTGTCTGTTTATATCGAGGCATAATCGCTCCTTATATCTGGTGGACGGGCCGGGTTCATGCACCCGCTCCGTCCATATATGGGGGAAGGGGCCGAAGCCCCCTCCCATGAGATCACTCGTAATCCTTGGTGCCCTCGATGCCCACGCAGCCGTCCTTGGTGCCCACGGCCCGCATGGTCTGACCGGCGGTCAGGGTCACAGCGGCGGTGTAGATCTGGGCGGTGTTGGAGTATCGGGGGTTGGTGCCGTCGGTGGTGTACTTGAACACCACGCCGGACACGGCGGTGATGCTGACGGCATGGCCGGTGATAGACATCGTGGGAGCCGCCAGAATGGCAGCATTGCCGCAAACGGCAACGCCGTCGCCCTTGGCGCCCAGCACGAAGCTGTCATAGTAGGTCACGCCCTGCACCACGGGGCCGGAATAGCCCTTCACCTTGGGCAGAATGTCGTACTGCGCCAGCTTCACGGGGTCCACGGTGCTGCCCTTCCACTTGATGAAGAAGTACACGCCGGCGGGCATATAGCGGTCGGGGATGTTCTTCACCCGGCAGCCGTCGTACTGGCCCACCACGCCTCTGGTCAGGGCCTCCTTGGCAAGGCTCTCGGTGCCCAGCCAGGCGGGATCCTGCTTCAGCAGCTTGTAATAGCTGGTGGCAATGTACAGGGTGCGGTTCTCCATGGGCACCAGGGCGTTGGTCATATCGGCGTTCAGGTCGATAATCAGGCCGCCGATGGTGCTCTTGGTGGGGGCGGTCGTCTCCTGACGCTGGATATTAGCGCCCATCACCCACTTCTTGATGCGGTGGCGGTCCATGTTGGGGGTGGTCCGCTGCTCCAGCTGACGCCGCAGGGCGCGGGAAGCGGACTTCTCAATGGCCTGATCCGTCTGATCCACCGCGTCGATGGTGAAGGAGAAAGCGGGCTTCTGCTCGCAGGTCATCTCCTGCTGGGTGTCGCCCAGGTCGTAGGTGGTGCCGAATCGGTTGTCGCCGGTGTTGGTGTACTCGGTCTCCGGCACGGTGTCCACGCTGCCAACGACAATGGTCTTGCTGTTGGGGCCGGTCCAGGTGTATGCCTTACCGGCATCGTCGTCGGTGATAGAAGGCTTAGAGAAAGCCTCCGCGATCTTGGTTGCGTATTTAACGGCGTAATTGATAGCCATGGTTCAAAACCTCTCTTTCGTCGGTATCCCCGGCGATGCAAAGGCTTAGTCCCCCCAGCCCTCCAGGAACGGGTCCTTAGACTTCGGCCCATCACCGGCGCTCTGCATGCTGCCGGTGGCCCGAGCTGCGTTCTTCTGGTTCTGCTGCACGGAAGCCGTCTCACGCTGGGCGGCTGCCGCGTCCTGCCGTGCCTGCTGCACGGCGTATCGGGCGTAGGCGGCTACCAGAGAAGAGCCGTTCCGCACGTCCGCCCAGACTTGGGGCGGGATGCTGTTGGGGTCCTTTGCTGCCTCGGGGAATGTCTGTTGAAATTCCTGAATGTCCGCCTGTCGGCGGCTTGCCGCCTCGGCTTCGGCCCGCTGGGCCTGCGCCGTGGCGTCCTGCTGGGCCTGCCGCTCTGCTTCTGCGGCGGCCACAACGGCCTCCCGGTCCTCAAGCTCCACGGAGCGCCGCGCGTCCGCTTCACTCAGGCCCTCGGCCTGCTTTGCCTGCGCCCGGAGCATGGAAATGTAGTCCTTGGTGTTCAACCCCTGCTGGTTTGCAAAGCGGTTGATCATCTCCATCACAGGCTTAAACTCGTCATACTGGCTGCGGATGCGGTCATAGTCCATGCCCTTCTGGGCCAGTGCCACCATTTCCGCTTCGTTTGCCTGCCGCACCTCGCCCATGTGCCGCAGTTCCCATGTCTGGGGCCGTGCGTCCACGGTCTCCGCCTCGGTCTGCTGCGTCTGGGCTGCCTGTTCCGCGTCTGCGGGGGGCTGGGTGTCCTCTTCCGGCGTCTCTGCGCTCTCACTGGGGTCCTCGACAGGCGTTTCCTCGCCAGTTCCCATCGGCTCTGCGTCCGCTTCCGGCTGGTCTGCCGCTGCTTCTGCTTCGCCGTCCCAGCCATCCAGAAAGGCGTCCGTGGTCTCGGGCTCCTGTTCGGGGATCTGGTTCATGTTTTCGTCCATATTGGCCTCTTTCCCCGGCCTGGTCTGGCCGGATTTTTGTATTTTCAAAGCCTGGTCTGGCTTTGCTGACAAAACAAAAAACGAGACCACAAGAAACGGCTTTCGCCGTTCTCATGGCCTCGTTGGGCTCTCGTTTTTATTCAATTTGCGGGAGAATTATTCCACGGTGTTGGTTTTGTGCCGTGTCTCCATCACAGCAGACCGTTCACGCCGGTCTGGAGCAAAAAACCGAGAAGAAACCACACCTTGTCCTCGATCTTTTCCATGCAGATTTTCGCGCCCAGCTTCTCATCGTAGTTCTCAGGGCTGACACAAGCACTGCTTTCCACCAGCTCAAAGCCGTTGCGGAGAGTGGCCCGGACAACCGTCACCTTGTCACCGAGGGTCGATACCTCCTTGGCTACGATGAAGTCATCCACCATTTTCTGGCTGATGGAAGGCTTTTTCGTTCTCAGCTCCGGGTTCACTGTCAGCTCCAGATAGAACCGTTCAAACACGTCCTTGGGGCTAAAGCTCTCGTAACCATCCTGGTAGCGAACCTTGTAACCCTCTTCCACCATCTCCATGCTTCTGGGGATGAGCTCGTTCGCGTCATAGACCTTCCCACCCATGCGAATAGCAGGGGCTGCCTCAATGATTTTCGTGCCGATGTAGGTTTTCATTGTCATTCCTCCGTCTGTACATGTGTGATGGGGAAGGGGACGTCTGTATCCAGCTCCCGCCCCTCAAAAATGGTAGGGTAGTGGCTCACCTTGCATCTTCGGCAGTAAATTGGCGTGTTGTAGATCACGCTGCCAGGTTCGATGTGCTGAAGCGCTTTCCCGCAGATAGGGCAGCGGTAGACCCACTTCCCATCTACCACCATGCTCCAAACTCCCCGTGTTCAATGCCGCCGTAGAGGTTTTCCACATCGCCGATCACGCTGGGCAGGCTCTGGCGGCACAGCTCCAGCTGTTCCAGAAACGTCTGCCACAGGAAGTTGGCTCTGCTGGGGTCCTCCTCCAGCAGCAGCAGACCTGCCAATCCGTAGGGCAACGCCCCGGTGCAGATCCGCTCATCCAGCGCCACCTCGTCCGCCATCTCCGTCACCTTTGGGCAGATAGGCCGCTTGCCACCCGCCGCTTCCAGTGCCTCCCGGTAGTTGTCGCTGTACGGAAACGCCCGGTCTAAAACGCTGTTCAGCAGGGAAACGGTCCGCAGCTTGTACTCCTTGGTGTCCGCCGTATCCGTGGAGCCGGTGGATTCGTTCTGGGAATCCATCAGGTGGATGGCGATGTCAAAAATCTGCTGTACCGTAACCGCCATATCACACCTCCCGCCCTTTCAGGCTGGCTTTCATGGTGTTCAGGTCGTAGGTCATCAGGTTATCAATGCCCTGCTCCACGCTTTTCTGCCGGTCCGTAGGCTCTTCCGCCTCCGACTTTTCCGGTTCCGTGGGGGAGGGGGCTTTGATCTCCCGCAGCAGCCGCAGGATCAGCACTGCGCATACGGCAGCGCCTATGCTGGCCGCACCGCAGATCAGGAATAAAACCAAAATCAGGCCGTTCACCTCGCCGCCTCCTCACTTGAAGTCGCTTGCATCCACGCCGTCCCCAAAGGTCACGTTCACGCTGATGTCCTGGCGGGTCTCCTGCTTGTCCTGATAGCCGCCCAGACGCTTCTGCTTGTTCAGGAAAATGCCTCGCGTCACCATGCCCTTTTCCTGGTAGATGGGGCTGGTGTCGATCTGCTCCTGAATCCGCTGATAGGCCAGCCGCACGTAATAGCTCATGACGCAGCGGGGATCGGTGATTTCCTCATTGCCCGCTTCAAAGGCTTCCACCTGCGCTTCGACCACTTCGGCCTCCCGGCCATCGTTGTAGTCGTAATACCCCTGAAGCCGCTGAACCGTCCATCGCATCGCATTGGCAAGGCCCGCCTCGCTGTATGCCTGCTCCAGCCGGTCCTGCACGTCAAAGTATTCCTCGGACTGCTTCAGGAACGCCTTGATCCTCTCAATCGTCTGTTTCCTGTGGGCCGCGGCGGCCTTCTTGTTCATGTTGTCCATGTGCGCCTTGCGCTCTTCCGCAGTGGGATTTTTCTTCTGATAAGCCAT